TTGGCAGTAACTTTCAATCCTACTGAGCTACAAAAACAACTTGCTTTAAGAGATATACCATTAGAAAAACAAGAAGAATTGCTTCAAGCATTTAAAGCTATCGAGAATGCTAACAATGATCCACTTGCTACTACAAATGGCCCTAAGGGTGCGGCTATTAAGGCAGCAATAAAAGTAATTAAAGGCTTAGTGAATAACGACTGGGCAAAATGGGTTTTACAGCAACGTTTTGGAAAGGAAGCTGTAAATGGTACTGTCAAAAATGCAAACAAGATCATTAAAGAATTAGAAAAAATTATTGATACTCCAAAAAATGCAGCAAGTAGGGCTCGAAAAGTTGTTTCTGCAGAGCTTAAAAAACATATAGACTCAGGTGTAGCTGATACAATCGGACTTGTTGTTGAATACATTGTTCTCACTGCTGATTTACTCATACTTTAGATAAAAGGATGGTACATATATATGTCACAAAATCAATTCATTCAGTTTCAAAAATCAAATGGTTTAGACGATGAAGACGTTCAATTCCTCATTACTCTCTCAGGAGCATTTTGCACCTGTGAAGAAGAAAACAAAAAGGCATATGATATAACAAGGACAGCGTTCATTAGACACTTTGGTGAAGAATTAAACCTTTCAGATATTGAAGGAAATACTAGAGAAGAATATGAAGAGATTATCAATCAATTTCTAAGCAAGAAGGATAAAAAAATCAATGTGGACGAGCTTTTACAATCTTTTTATGATGCAGATATGATGGATGGATTAAAAAAGAAATTCAATTAATGGCCTTGGTTTGAAGGTCTTTTTTATTGCCATCAATTACATATAGGCACCTCTCTTTAGAAATACTTGAACATGGAGGTGTTTATAGTGAATGAAAGAAAAAAGAAATTGGAATAGATTGAAGATTACAAAGTAGTTGTTGATGATATTGACCAAAAAGACAAATTAATTAATCTTATCCTCAAGGCGTGGTTTAAGGTTGCCGTCTTTATCTGTTTGATAATCAATGTTCTCAAATTCACGGGCTAGATTTGGTGCTCTCAATGGATCAATGACTATTTCATCTAAATCACCAAGCCATTCCTCGCCATATTGAACCGAGTCAGGGCCTTTCTTTGCTCCTGAAACCCTTCTAATGCCGTGTTCCTTTTTAAGCTCGTCTATACTTTTTGGCTCAGCGCTATCGGCTGTAATCTCATTGCTTTCATAGCCTTTTGATTTAATCCACTTCGCCAGCTCTCTATTTGAAACCTTGTGATCATATAATTCAGCAAGTGCATATATTTTGCTTCGCTTCTTATCATAGTGCCACCTGACGAAAGCAAGCGGATCTGGACCATAACCAAAGTCAACGCCTTGACGTATATTGTCAAAGGAGCGGACCATATCATCAGTTATGATGCCTTTCTTGATTTGAAGGTTATTGAATGGAACAACGCCAGTTCCGATTGCCTCCCCAAGATATTCCCATCTATATTTCTTATCATTTTTGGCTTTTGTTTCCTCAGCCTCATTAATAAACGTTTTTGATAGATGAGGGTTGTCTAGGTATGTTGAATGATGAATATACGTGTTCCCAGCAGGGAATGACGTTTCATACTTCTTGTTAACCCAATTTTGCTTACGTTTTGGCGGGTTATAAGTGTAATAGAACGTATAATCAAAATTCCCTGCTCGTTTACGTGGGTTGTCCGGCTTTGTTTTGTGTGTTAGTTCTTCACGTAGAACCGAGTTCATAATAGTGCTTACTTCTTCATCTGACTTAAATTCTGCAAGCTCTTCAATCACATAACACCTATTGGAAAGTCAGCGTCTTTGATTGATTTGAGCTTTTCAGGATCGTCAGCCCCTGCAAAATATATCTTGTTCCCTCTCGGCTTGTATGTGATTTCTAACCTAGAAGGAACAAACTTGAATAGATGAGAGACACCCAGCGTTACCGTTGCTTGCTTTATTTGTGCGAAAACAGATTTAACAAGCGTGTACTTTACGCAGCACGAGAGCGGAAACAGGGTACTCAATAATGTCTGTTACCACACCAAGACCCACGCTGAATGATTTACCAGAAGCCCGGCCGCCCTTTAGAACGTAATGAAGATGCTCTTTTGCTCTTCTGCATCTCCAAAACTCACGAAATGCCGGTGCCAGCACTTCCGATACTTTAATCATCGTCATCACCTATATCATCAACAATGTAAACTGGAGCAACGTCACCTAATTCCATTTTCTCGACTTCGGCTTTTGTTTTATCAATGTTCAAGCGCATCTGCTCCAGTTTAAGCCGTCTTTCGTCTGTCTCATGAGCTATGTTGTCAAACTGCTTTATTAAGCCCCTAAGCTCAGACATTGCCCTAGATTGAGCATTCAAAAAAGTGGCATGACGATCCCAAGCAAATTGAAACTCGTATTCCTCTTCCTCAATATCGGTAGAATCTGAAACAACTGATTTTTTCTTTTTCAGTTCTTTGATCATTTCGTCTTTGCTTTCAACGAACATGATTTTTTGTGCTCTTACAATTGCTGTGAACTGAATCTGTATTTGCTCCCATAGCAAATCAACGGGGGAAAACTCCTGAATGTCCTGCATGATCTCAAACGCTTCAGCTTGCATGTGCTTTGAGTAAAAGCCGTGAGTCTTTGCGTTTTGGTTTCTTGCAGGAGCACCACCGCTATTCCCTAAAGCGTTTTTGTTCCCTTTCGGAGCACCACGAATAGGAGCGCTCCTTTTCTCAATCGGAGCGCTCCCTTTCAATTCTTCATCCCATTTGTCGTTCGCTTTCCACTTTCTAATTGTGTTTGCAGTGATACCTAATTCTTCCGCAATGTCTTTTAATAAGCGGCTTCCGTCACTTTCCTTCCACAACTGAAATGCTTTGTCTCGATTCAGATTTCTTGCCCTTGCCATGTCACATCACCGCCACTCCTTTCTTTGTGTTGTTTTGTAAAAATAAAAAGAAGAACCTTGAAAGAGGCTCTTCTTAGTTTTAATTAGTACAAGTTACAAATGTTTCGAATTCACAACTCCCATTCCATTCCCAATGACTTACATTGGTCAATGGATCCACATTTGTATGCGTTTGGCCAGAGAAATTCGTTACATGCACATGGTGCAATCCCACTTTTGGAGTAGCAAAAGTATTGTAGGCATCAATTAATTTTTTCGCCTCTCCTTCAGCAGCTTGTCTACATGCCTCTGGCACTTTATCATTTTGCTCATGAGGATATCGTAGATATATATTTTCAACCTTTTTTATAATAGGTTGATTTCCGATATCCCGTAAAAGCTGAGGATCATTATTTGGTTGGCATTCCATTTCTAACACCTCCTATTCAAAATTTATTATTGCTAATTCTTTTTCTTTTATGTAAAACTTTTCCATTCGCTCTAAACTGCCGCCGCACTCTACCTTTAAGCCGATACTTTTTATAGAGATTCTTCACCGGAAGCAGTTTACAGGGAACAAAAAAGGCACCCCGCAGGATGCCTATTTTTCGATTTTTATATTAATACTTCTTACAAGATCCAGTTGAATAAGAGAATTTACTTTCTTTTCTTTATCATAATGCTCAAACCAACCGCTACCAGAAGTAATCTTCCTATAAAGTTCTTCTTTACTTTCTGCTGGCACTAAGACTATTTTTCTATGCTCTCTATCGAAAACAAAAACAACTCTATATACCCTCATCTTAAACACCTCCCACCTTTTTATCGGCAGAAAGTGAGCACATGGAACTTTTCGCGAAATTTGTCGAAAGAAATTCACTCTTTTTCTTTCTGTTTTCTAGCGTGGACTTGCTCAAATGTTTTTAACATTGAGACAGCAACAATTCTTGCTCGTTTTTCTTTAATTATTATTCTTATAATCAAAATAAGTGATATAGCTGTGCCAATAAACGCTATAATTTTACTTTTATTAACATTGAATCCCATAGTTAAATATACGGCCAATAAAGGGACAAATGCTGGATAGTACTTAGAGACATCTCTTATGTTCTCAATATGCGCAAACCTCGATATAGCAAACTCTAGACATTCAATATCTAAATTATAGAGAGTTGCTACACTCTTTTTATAATGTTCCTTCTTTTGACCGTATATAAATTCTTTTAAAAAGTATTCAAGTAACTCTTTTTCTGAATATGTGTAGATGACATCTTCTAACTCCATTAACTTTTTTGAATAAATTTCATCATCTATTTTTTTTATTTTTTCACTTCGGATTTTATTTTTTTTTGCGTGTTTCTTTTTTTTACCCAACTCTACTCACTCCTCAATATCATTATCGGATAAGATTGATAAAGTTGAGGAGTCTACGAAATTTGTCGAACGAATCCCAAGCTCGCAAGAGCAAGTGAAAATACATTAATTTGTGGAAACACGGGAAATTATGCCTCCCCGTCCTGCCTTCCATTTTACACTACGGATTTTTCGTCTTTCAAGATACTCACAAAGTGGCAATATTGGCATAATTGGTCGATGATATTATCTTTCATCTGCCGGACCTTTTCACGAGACAGCCCCAAGTGAAGTCCAATGGCTCGATAACTCATACCTTCCATCATGCAATCATATACAACTCTGTTCTTTTCTCCTTCGATTTTGCTTGCTGCTGCCTCTATTGCATATACACGTTCTTCAAACTTACGAAGTCTCTTAAACAATCTTTCTTCCCTCATATCCATGTCACGTAATTCAGCTTGGCTCTTTCCTTTGCTCCCTTTCGGTAAGGTTGCCTTGATGCCATATTGAGCAACAACCCAGCTTCGCATAGGAATGTCAGTGCCATATAAAACACGCTGGAGCAGCTGAACCTCTTTCGCCATCCAGTGATAATTGTGAATGAGTCCTTCGATCTCCTTTTTATTCATGGTGCCACTCCTTTCTAAGAAATAAAAAACGGGCACCAACCAGCACCCTTAAAAGGTGTTGATCAGTGTCCGCAGGCTCTCCGTCTTGGACTTATTAAAAATGGAATGTACAATATTCAAGTGCTTTTGGACAATACACTTCAATTGGTTTAGTTATTTTAATTCCACTAAATGGTTTCCATAATAATCTATATTCTTGCTGATACTCATATTTTGATTCTTTAATAGTAGCTGGATTTTCATACCTGAAGTTATTCTGAGTATAAATTTTTTCTCTATTTACAACATATTCGCATTGCTCGGCAGATACAAAACCAATCTTTCTTTTCTTTAATTTTTTATTCAACTCTTCTATAAATTTCGGGAAATTTCTGATCACCATTACGGCCCCGCCAAACTCTTTTCTAATTTCTTCTCTATACTCTAATGCAACGCAATAATTATAAAAGTTGTTATCAAAATTTTGTGTTAAAAAAGTACCACCCGTTATCTGCAGTTTTGCGTTTGGATCTCCTTTAGTAAAAAAATTATTCATGTAATGATCTAAATCACTTTCATTTCCATCACCTAATGTGTGGTTATTAATTTCAACACTGATATTAAGCTTACCTTCATCGTCATCACCAATGGCATTCCCATATTTATCAGTTGAATAATTACCAAGAAAATTAATAAAAATTTTCTTATCATCTTGAATTTTTTTTAAATACTTAGGCTCCATAAATTTATAAACCATATTGGGGACTAAAATTTGTTGTTTCATATATTTCTCCCTTTTTTACTTAATATTACATTAAATTCTTTATTTCAACATCTTTTTCACTTCAAAAGCTGGCGTATAGATGTAGCCCTTAACACCTGTCCAATTAGTGTTTTTGTATATCATCATTTTGATACGGTGCGTGCCAACTGTATGGTTGACGATGTAAAACTCTTTTGCAGGCGTGGCGGTCTTAAATAAACGATCCAACGAGACTAAACCGTTGATCTTTCCATTAGCCGCTCACCTTCTTTTGTAACGTCAAGCGGTAGTATACTGTCTCATTTCCCGTTTTACGTGCCGTGACATCATTACTTTTGGCTCTCGGCGTGTATGAATTGGCATCCGTCGACACGCTGACTGTATGCCCTCCAATTGTTTTATATTCGCTTGTTACTGCCGCAACAGACGGCGCATAAAGCACCGCCGCAATAATAATAGTTAGTGTGATTAGTAGTTTTTTCATTTCACAACCCCCGATATTTATTCCCATATAAGTTAAATAAATTTTCATATGGTTTATTTTTGAATATATAGTATTATTAAACTTGTAAGACTATTATCCCAAATGAAAAGGAGCATCAATCATGCAAATCAGAAAAGTAATTGCAAGTTCAGTTCTATCACTCGCTTTGCTATTTTCTTCATCTGCTTTTTTTACTGCACAAGCAGACGCTGCTACTCCTAACGAAACATGGAAGCATTGTACTTCTGAAATATTTGGTCCATACTCTTCAAGAAATGCAATACCAGCAATTTATAACGACGGCACCTATAATTGGTATCTAAAAGGTGCGCAAACTTACTCAGGTATTTGGTATGGCGCATATGAGCGTTGCTGGTACTCGACATTGACGTGAATATTACTTTTAAAAGAGGGAAAACTCCCTCTTTTTTATTTATATCAAGCTGCCATCAATAATCAGCACCATTTCTTCTTCACTTGTTAAATGCTCAAGCACTTCTTTGACCGGGATCACATTGTTGTCCTCTCCATTTACTCGGCTGTATATGATTGTTGCATATGCTTCTGTAACTTCGGTTATTTCTTCTGATAATCCGCCATCATCATCAGCGACAACATCAGTATAGATTGTCATAGCATTTTCATCGTTTTTCGCTTTGATCAGTGCGTAATACGGCTCGTTTACCTCATAAAACTTCATTTCCTCATCTTTACTATTAACCTGTTCTTCCAGCAACTGAATGGCCGTTTCAAGGTATGTCGCAAAATCAATTGCTTCTTCCTGCGCATGTCGCAACCATCCTTTTAAGTCGTGGGATGAGGTTTCAACCTCACCCCCGTACTTTTGCAGGCCTTTTTCCTGCTGGCGATGTAGTTTTTCAATCACTTTTGTAATGATCAGGTTGTTTTCGTTCATTGTGTTTCCTCCAATAAATCAGAATTTTGATAGATGTTCCCGATGACTTCGATCCCTTTAAAACTTGCATCAATTCTCGAATACCCTTGATCTTCTCCTGTTTCAAACACAAATGACGCAAGAGAATTTTCATATCTAACTGTTGCTATGATCTCTTGTCCATTGTAGGCTGAGATGATTTTTACGAAATCCCCCTCATAAATCTCAACGCCGTTACAATCCTTCAATCCTGTGAACTGCATCACTTTATAACGTGCTAACCCGAGTATGTCGTTAAAACTTTCAAATTCATCTGGATCCATATAAATACCTGATTGGACATTGTAGAACATTCGTTGTATCCTTCCTGAGAACCCTATGAAAGGACTAAAACCGCCAAAAATCGAAAAAAAAGAGATGGGTTTTTTTGATTCAGAAGAAGCTGCTTTGTGCATTTCTAAACTATATGAATTAGAGCCTATCTGGTGGAGAATGTATTTTTTAACAACATTAATTGCCGGTACAAGAAGAGGTGAGGGTCTGGCTTTAGAATGGAAAGACGTTGATTGGGATAAAGGAGGATAGAATATAAGCCGCAGTTTGTCCAAGACTAAAAATGGAGAAGCGTATATAAAAGCCACTAAAAACAAAAAAAGTCGTTTCGTTTCAATGCCTGAATGGTATATGGAAGATTTACAGAAATATTATTTGTGGTGGAGGAAAGAAAAAATGAAAGTTGGTGAAGATTGGGAAGGCGGTACATTTGAATTTTTATTCCACAACGGCAGCGGAAAACCATTTTACTATACAACTCCAACCGCTCGATGGGATAAGTTTAGAAAAAAAGCTGAGATAAAAGAAATAAGACTTCATGATCTAAGGCATACAATGGTTACTCTTCTTATTGAAGCTGGTGCTCAAATGAAAGCCATCCAAAAAAGAAGTGGTCATGAAAGCCTTAAAGTTCTTTCTGACACATATAGTCATGTAACAGAAAAAGTTGATAAAGATGCAGCTGATAAATTCGATGTGTTTAAAACAGCTCGTAGCGAAACCGCAAATTAA